TTTATCGGACTCGAATAATTGTTTTGAAGTTAATTTTCCCGGTTTTTCTGCTGTGTTATTGGTTGAGTTATTTGCTGTGAATGTCGTTGAACAAGGCATAACTGTGCACTCTGGCATGTTAACAGTCGGCTCCAAAGATGATACTTTCCTAGAGTTGCTAACATTAGTTTATAATACTACAATTTGTATTATTTAAGTGTCATTAGTTACGATGTATAAATACTATAAGATTTATGTATTGTCATCACTAATATACAGTTGCTACATTATCTTTATATAATTTTATTTATATTATTCCAAATGAATCCTGGAATAGGTATAATTACATGATGCTACATTTAATGTTTATTTAATGTAATAAATGTTGTTATATATCTACGCAAAAACATCTAAGATAATAAATTTTGGCATATATAGAAAAAGTATAAAAGAATAATTTTTCTACAGACTAATTATATTTTTTTGGATAATAAAATAATTATTGTGATAATGATGAGGAATAATAATATAATAAATAAACTAGATTTTTTGGATCCAAATCTTTCAATCCTTGTGTCATCATCCAATACCAAAACATGATTAACTTTTGGTGGATATGTTATATCATGTTGTGTTATATACATTGATTCAAAATAAGGAAGACTATGATAGTAGTAATAATATGGTTCTGTAACAATTGCTGTTGTATATTGATTCATATATATTTATACATAAAAAAAGTTTACAAAAATGGTTAATTTTTGTTGACTTTTTGCTGCACACCACTTCTGTTCAGTGGTTGTGGTACTCGCAGTCCTTGTCCTTGCACTTGATCGGCTCGTGACTGGCATTGCAGCCCTTTGTTCGGCAAGCTGCACCAAACCTGCAAGGCAATTTCACAATTTCGGCCTCGGAATGGGCAAAGTGGCACTTCTTGCCGTAGCGGCAATTTCTGCCAGACTGGATAGTCGTGCACATCTTGGTCTTGTCGAGCGTTTGCACGCCCTCCATGCATGTGGGATGGCCGTCCTTGCAATTCCCGGCAGCACATTTGCCGAGAAGGTAGTGTGTGCAGAGGGGGAGGAAATACTCAGCCTTCTCACCAAGGTTGCGCTTTGGTGCAGGATGGCCGAGGTTGCAGTCATCGCCGCACATGCCAGTGCGGGTCCACGTAGGGCAGAGCGGGCGCATCTCTTCAAGACTCAAGAAATCCTTCCTGAGCCCAAGCAACAGACGATTGCACCAATCGATTTGCTTCTGGAACGCTGCGAATTCGGGAACGTAACCAGTCTTCTGGGCGCGCTGAGCTGCTTCGCACAGACTACGCTTGGCGTTCTCGATGCCGCGAATGAGACCATCGAAAACCATGCGTACCTTGTCATCGCCTGCATTGGCTTCCTTGATGGTCTTCAACACGTCCTTGGTAAGGAACGTGTGCGCATGTCCGCACTTCGGCACGTGGCATCCGGAACCGTGCTTGCAATCAAATGTGCACAAAGACTTCAGTGCTTTGCTCAGATTGACCAGCAGCGTGGCAAGTCGCTGAACGCGTGGCAAGTCGCTGTTGAGCGACTTAATGATGAGAAGCGCGGCCTTGTGCGCGTTGCTCAACACAGCGGGGTCTGTCTTCTGCGGCAGTTGAACGGTGACCTTCTTCGGTCCATCATCTCGCGGCTCCCCAGGCGCCTTGTATTCTGGCAGCGTAACTTCAGTTGCCTCAAAGAGCGCTGTCAGAGCTTCACTTTCGGCCGGCGGTTCCTGGTTTGCCGGAAGGCCTGCGACCTCAGCCCAGTTGCTGTTGTCGTCAGCGGGCGGATTCATGTCAGCCCAGCGGACCGTGGGAGTGGTGGTGGTGGTGGTGGCAGTGGTGGTGGTGGCAGTGGTGGTGTCCATTGCAATCCTTTTCTTCCAAAGAAATCGCTTCTATGTCTGAAATTAAAGGATCCTTCAGTCAATTAAAATTTCAATTTTTTTATATAATAAATAAAAAGCACAATAATAACCACATATATGGCTTAATAATATCATTATTGCTACATTGATAAAAATGGTCATTTTTAATCATACATTGAGATCCTACTGAGCATAAGTTACCATTCCCACATAGATATTCCAAAGTTCCTGAATTGAAACTACATTGAGCATTACAAGTCTCATTTCTATAAGGCTTACAATCAGAAGTCACCAAACAATCATAGCATTTTCCCTTAATTGTATCACAAACCCCTGTATTTGGATAGTGAAGAACCATTGGAACAAATCGACAATCAGTATCAATGTTACATCTTGATAAACATAATCCATTAAATTCATAACAAACTTGTGTTGAATTACAAATTAATGATGATTGGCCATTTGGTAGCCCACATGTAAAACTATTACATATGGCATTACATTGATTATTATTTTTACAATGTGCATCAGTATAACACATTTCACATGAACCTGTATCTGGATTACAATGAGGTTTGTCTGATGAACATTCAGAATCAGTAAAACAACCAAGAGAAACCGAAATATAGAATAGAATTATAAACATCATTTTTATTATTATTTAATAATTAATTTTTTTCCATATAATTTTATAATCAATTTTTTATAATATATATATATAATGGACATTCATAGTATTTTTAGAAAATATCCCTTAATTTTGGATTCTGACAAACAAAAAGTTATGGATTATCTAAGTTGTCAATATAATGGCAGCATTGATCAAGTGTTAGACAGATGGCCAATGTTATTACCTGATGATAGACAATTGATTAAAGATAGACAATGCTTATTATTAATACCAGCAATCAAACTTGCCGAATCAATTGCCAAATTAAAAAAAAGGTCTCTAAAACCAGCAGTTCCTCCAGTATCGCCAGTATTGCCAGTATCGCCAGTATCGCCAGTATTACAAGTATCACCAGTATCACCAGTATCACAAAAATTATATAAAGAAACTAATGAAACAAATTATGGGCATCAAAATTTAATTTGGGAAGATACAAGTGGAAACCCTTTTGATTTTAAGTTACCACCTATAGGTTCAGATGGATATGGTTATGGATATGGATATGGTTATCAGACAGGAGGTACATCAGATCAACTTAAACATGAATATATTGCTGATTTATATAATAACGGATTATTAAAAAGAGTAGAAAATCAAAAAGAATATTTTGAATTGTCAAGATATGTTATGTATAATGATAATGTTATTCCTCTTCAAAATACATATGTTGATGAACCAACTTTATCAATTTCTTTATTTGCACCGCCAAATGTAATTTATAATAAACAATTAACTGATTGGAGTAATAAATATTTTGGCAATCAAATACGTTTATTGTTAACTTTTAAACGTCAATTTCCAAATGGAAATATTAGAATATATTTTGATAAATATTTATGTGATGGATTAGAGAATGGCAGAGATACTAAAATTGAACTTGTAAGAACTCATCTTAAAAACAATGAATTTGAACTCGAATATAAACCCATTATTGAAGAATATTTTGATCAATTTTTTAATATATCAACTCAATTAAATCAGATTCAATTTGAATCACCACTACATAAATTTCTTGCTTATTATGATTTGGCTGGTAAGAGTTATTATGATGAAATAACAAAAAAAATTTCGTTTAATAATAATCATATTCCAGAATTTTTTGTTTATAAATTTAACGGACCGTTTGTAGAAAAATTAAGTATTGATGACAAAGGTGTATATATTGAAGATAAAAATGGTCAATTTGAATGCCATCAAACAGATGGATTTATTGGTCAATTAGTTCGATATATATCAGGATGTCAACAAGATTATATTCATAATAATAACAAAATAAAAAGGGCTAGACATTTAATATTTCGAGATGGTCATTCAAATTCAATTGGATTAAATGATAGTCAATGGATTAGAGAGTTAAACAGAGTATGTAAAATACATAAAAAGGATATAATTTTGAACCATGCAAGTAATTATTATAGTAGTCTTTGGCACGATATTGCAAAATGTGGTGATGAAATTTATAAAATTGCTCCTATCGCCGGACAACCTCAATTTTGCAATTATACCAATAATAATAAATTTATTGAAGATGGACAACTTGTCAAAACTATTGGAATGGCATTCATTGTTTCAAAAAAAAATAATAATTTACCGCTACTTGAAATATTAAGAAAAATTCCTTTTGCACAACATCATGATAATAAGCATCCCGATGTTATAAATAAAAGGGCAAAAATGTATAGATATGGTATTGATGAATATATTTTAACATCTTATTATGGCATAGATGAAATTAAACAGAAAACTATATATAATCATAATATGTGGATTGCAGCATTTGTTTTATGGATAAAAGGATTTTATTATAAACAATTAGATAAACATATATTGAATCCAATTTTTGTAGCTTTTAATGTTATATTATATTACCTTGTATATTCAGGAAAAATAAAATCTACAGCTACTGATTGGTATCAAATATTTAGAGAAATCGAATCATTAAGAATTAAGACCAATTTAGAAAATAATCAAGTTTTTGATAGTTTTATGAAAGAAATGGGATTAGAGAATTTATCGAAAGTAGATCAACTTCAAAAATTTGGACTTTTTTTAAGTATAATCCCAAATAAATATCATTTAACTGAAACTGTCTATAATGTTGATGGTGTAGTTGCGGGTGATAATCTAAATAAAACAAGTCCTGAATTAGTATTTAAAAACTTAACTAATGAATCATATACGGATGAATTAGCAAAAAAATTTTTTAAAGATGTATTCATGAAGTCAAGTTTATATAATATACATTGTAGTAGTATATCATTGGCCTTTCCATTAGATTGGTGTACAAAACCATATTTATTTAGGAAAAACGAGGAAATGGATAAACAAAATTGCCCAACTGAATATTATGCTACTGGATTTTATGATGTTGAAATGCCAAAGGATAAAATAATTCTTAGAACCCCAAAAGATTTAGATGCAATAATTAATGTAGTTGGTAAATTAACAATTCAAGATACAAAATATTCTGAAGGAATGCCTATAAGTGCAGATGATTTAGTTATGCCAGTTAATATTCATGATCATGTCAAATCAATGTATGGTGGTAAATATATGGATGATATTTATAAACAAAAGTATATTAAATATAAAAATAAATATTTAAGTTTGCTAAAATAATTTTATAATTTCTTAATAATCTCACTATCTTTTTCAAATAACAGGAAAATAATATATTTATACAAAAATAAATGTTATAGTGCTAATAAATGATCCATTTATAATTGGAAACATAAAACCAACAAAGAATTATCCCTAAATAAAGATAAATATACAAAAAATCTAAGTATATATATATGGATAACTATAAACGTATAACTCATAATGATCAAGATTATTCTATTATCAATATTAGATACAAAGATAATCAATTACCAATTCTTTTGGATTGGGATGATTTTGTGGCTATTGAAAAATTAAAGAAAAAGTGGAAATGTAATGGTAATGGTTTTATTTATTGTCAACAAGATGGAAATGACTATTATTTACATGAATTAATCATGTCTCTCAGAAATAAAGATGGTAATTTAAAATTACAAAATAAACCTATTGTTCATATCAATAGAATTGGACTTGATAATCGAAGAGAAAATTTAATTTATGATATGATTAATAAAGATGTCACAAAGAATGCTAAAAAGAAAAAAAGAACAATTGTTCTTCCAAAAAAATGTGGTATTGATCCAGACACAATTCCAACATATATTTGGTACATGAGACCAGATTCTTCACATGATGAACGTTTTATGGTTAATATTGGCGATGTTACATGGAAAACAACAAGTTCAAGTGATTTGAGTCTCAAATATAAATTAGAAGAAGCAAAAATGTTCCTAAGGCATTTATTAAGAAGTAGACCAGATTTACATGAAGAATATTCGATGAATGGTGATTTTAATAGAGAAGGGATAGAGTTACTTAACACTTATTATGATATTATCCATAGTAATGGATATAGTCATATTAAAAAAGTAATTCCAGACAATAATACGTTTGATTTATTGAGACCGGATTATGATTCACTGACTGATGATGAGAGATATACCCTTTATGAAGCCCGAAAATATATTTAATATGCTAATCCTGAGACACCGGATATAATTCTAAAAACATTATAACTGTAAGTATAAATATACAATCTACTATCAGGATTGACTATTTCATCATCAAACCATAATGACAAAAATATATTTTCAATATTTGAAAAATTTGATTCCCCCATTGGTTGGTGTTTTTCTGGATCAAATGAAAAAGAATACAAATTAATACCTTCAGCTGGTGTATTACTATGATTAATATACGATTGCAAGTCACCAAAGAATCTTCTATTTCTTTTGTCAACTCTGTCCTGATCATTATACTCAAGTTTTGCATATTTAAGAGGATTTTTCTCTCCAGTAATATATTTACCATAATTGCTAAATTGATAAACATAAATACCTTTACCAGGATTGCATCGTGTATCAGTGATTTGCGAAAGAGGAATACTAATATCTTTACTCAACATACCTTCATAAACTTTAATTATTATTGTATTTGTATCATTTACATTAATATTTGCTATAATTTTGTCTGTAATACTATATTCACCAATCATAAGTGATCCAACATTAATCCATAAAGATAATTTACTTTTATTTGTGATAGTCAAATTTCCATTATACGATTGATATTTTATTACTCCCGGTTCAAATTCTTCCCAAATGCCATAATTCGGTGGTGTTTCATTAATTTTTAATAATTGAATACTGTCATATAATACTTGTTTTGAACATTTTAAAACTGCTTTTCTCCAATTCTTTTTATTTGAATAACATAAAAATTTATCTCCTTTTATATACTTTCCATTTCTCGCTGCCCAAATGAGTTCTTTTGATGGATTATTAAAATCCAATAACAATCTTTTATAATTTGTTTCTAATGGTTCATTTTCATAATATTGTAATTGTTCAATTAAATATTCATGACTAACGATTGCGAATCTTTCTCTTTCTTCCATATCCAAAAATATATAATCAGTGACTAATCCTACTTCTAATATCTTAACATCTGTATAATCAAATAATTCTTCTGATTTGATGATTAATTTTTCTTTTTCTTCAAATTCAATATTAATATAAATATCATGATACTGAATTGCAATTAAAGGCAAAGCAAGACCATAAAATCGATTGAACCAAAATTGTAATGGAATATACATAACATATTCTGGTTTTTCTTTATCATCCAAATTAGTTAATACATCAACATCACCAATCATCACTTTATAACCTTTATCATGTTTTCCTGTTCTGGATAATTCATACCAAATATCTAACCAGGTTCCATAATGTTTATCAATTCTTACACCACCTATTTTAATTTCAATACTTTTTAACATCGCATGGCCTAATCTTCTAATCCATGCAAATTTTATTCCATTTTTCCCTTGAATTTTATTAATTCTAACCCTAAGATACATTTTTGTTGCTAAATCACCAAGTCTATATAATTTTACTGATCCTTTTCCACCAAAATCTGGGTTATCATTAAAAGTTTTTTCGAATGTTTGCATTGAAAAATTTGTTGCTCTATTATATGCTACTTTGAAGAATGTTATTTGTGGATTATTTGTCAAATACATATCTTCTGCCCCATAAGCAATAAGTTGTAAAAGGCCACCTGCCATTTCTATTAATATTGTATATCATAAAAAAATTGGCTAAATAGACCATTAAATTTCTATAAGATATATATAATGGAATCATTGTTAGAACAATTAAAAGATTATTATTTAGATAAATGTTCCAAAAATACACCATATCATAAAGTCTATATTATGAAGCATATAAAGAATAATAAAAAGAAAATAATAGATATTACACTTTATGACTTGGATGAAGTTTTAATTAAGAAAGAGCAGAAACATAAATATATTGTAAAAATCACGGATGATCCATCACCTACTGAAATAGCAAAATACAGTAAATATGAAAGAAAATATATACCTGTGATTGAAGATGCATATTTATATAATAATTATTTTAGAGAAATAGATCAAAAGAAGCATGATAACAATAAATATATTGAAAATTATAGAAAAACTCTCAATCATATTTATGAATTATATGGTCAATCGAAGAAAGATCACGAATATTTCAATTTATTTGAAAAAGTATTATATGATACAATTTATAAATATAATGATGAATCAGAAATTGATGATTGGTTAAAAATAATGAAAAATAAGAAATTATCATTATGTCATAATTATTTTTGGAATAATAAAAAATTATATCATCTATTAATTTTGCCTGATATATCAAGAGGGATATATGATAATACAGATAATTTATTTGACCCATATACAAATTTATATGAAATGAATATTACCAATGATGGAAGAAATCAAATGGATATATCATTTTCAAAAAATTTATCATTAGACTATTCAATTCATAATGAAGATATGGAAACATTATACAGATTTATTAATAGAAAATATTTACTCCAGCCAAATAAAGGTATCCAGATAAAATATACATTATTTATTTTAGGCGCAAATAAAGAAGATGATATCATTAACTTAAGAGATATTAATACACAACATAATCCACTTTTAGAACATATATATCAATTAAGTTCATTTTTTATGTATAATCTTTATAGTGTAACAACACGAAACATTAATATTACTACTCGTAATCCGACTGATACTTATGGTATTTTATATTTTAAAATTAATAATTATACATCATACAATCATTATACATATAGAGAAGGAGTCTATGAAAAAGAACATAATTTATTCGCAATAATTGAAAATAACAAAATTCCAAATTATTATGCAAAAAATACATTTGAATATCAGATAGAATATTATCAATATTTGAATATATATAAAGAAAAGTTAGACAGCTATAAAAACGACAAAAATAATAATATTACATTTATAAATATACTTGAACTTGCATTATCAAGATTAGAAGATATCAAAGATAGAACATTATTGAATTGTTATAAAAAGAAATATAAATTGTGTGATAGATCAGTCATATCAAATGACAAAACTAAAGACAAATATCTTGAAGAACTAAATAATCATAATAATCGATATGTATCACCAAAAAAAAGTAATATAAATTATAAATATTCTAAATTACAAGATGAAATCAAAAATACAAAAATTATTAGATTTTATGATAATGCATATAAAATGTATTCTATCATAATGCCAAATAAAATATTAAAATTAACACCTAAATTTTATTGTGATAATTATATTGATTTATTAGTAAGAATGAAACTTAAAAAATTTATTAAAAATAATGATTACACAGTTTATCATGGATTTGTTAATACCAATGATTTATATTCCGATGTTTATAAAATTGTTCAGTGTTCATTACCAGATATAAAATCATTAAATATTAATCCGGATAAATGTATTACATTACCTAATAAACAAATAGGTAATTATGATATAAATAATATTAATGAGCTTAATAAATTATTTTCAAGTCCAGTAAGAACAAAAATAATATACAATAAACAAATAACAGATCAAATACAATATCATTTTGATTATGTAACAAAAAATAAAATTTCAACATCACATATTTCAACTGTGCCTTCATTTTTACAATTAATATATTTGGGATTAAATGAAAACATGCTGAAATTCAACATGAACGAAAATGTATATATCTTTAATAATGGTAAATTTATTATTTGTCCTGATCCTAAATGGGTCGATGGATTATCATTAGATATTATACAAAATATAACTAATATTTATGATAAATCAAATAAACTTCCACAAATACACTATACAGCATGGTATAATCCCTATCAAGATAATATTATTAAAACTAATTTTAGTTTATGGGAAGATGCCATAATATCAAATAATAAAAAAGAAATTAATCCAGCAACATTTAAAAAAATAATGGATTTGGTAACTAGTAGAAATAATGATATGCAATATAATATTTTTAGAAATATTCATAAGGCATATAAAAATGGATGGTTCGATAACGGCAATATTAAAGACAAAATATTAGAATATTATAAGAATGAAGAAAATCTCGATCCAATATTTAGAAAAGAACATTCACAATATTTTTTAAATTTAATTGATCCAAAAGTATTGGGGTTAGATAATTGGGATGAAAATATTCAACTATTCATACAGAATAATGAATTACTACGAGACAAAAAATTAATATCATATATTCACAAAGGTATTGATCCATTAACAATGAGTTTTCATATACATCTCATATTTGAACCATTAAAATATGAAGATGATGGAGGTATTAATATTAGGGATTATGAACAAAGATTTACAAGTGAGAATACTCGCGATGTTTTTTATAATTTAAAGTTAAATCCTAATTATTACAGAACGAATAATCATACTCTATTATCCAAAATAATGTATAGCACATTCTATGTCAATATAACCGATCATATCGATCCATTATTATTTGATTATCCATTGTACCCAACATTTAACTTAAAAATCTTTAAATTGAATAATAAAAATATTATTTATCCAAATATTCATGCTCTTGATAATAAACTAGGGTTTAATTATGATCAATTTACTGAAGAAAAGAAAAGTAAGTATATTGATTATATTAATAAATATCATGATAATATTGAAAATACAGAACCATTTACATTTGATGATTGGATTTTAAATAAAAAAATTACTTCTATTTATCAAACTAAAAATGATTTATTATTAAAATTTAAATATATTGAAAATTTTGATAGTTATACTAACTACATTGATCGAATGTGGGATCAAAATGATACTATTAGAGAATTCTATAAAAATTTTATTAATCATTATAAAAAAATAAATAATGTGATGTAGTAATATAATGAGTTTTGAAGGTAATAACAAGATATTATTAAAAGATAAATTTGAATATGGCAAAGATGAAGATATATTCCAACATATTCAGACATATGATATATTTTTGTGTTCATTTGTTAATAATAGATATCCTGCGATATACACTCTTTATTATAAAATGAAAGATAATGATGAACTCAATAATGCTCAAAATATTATTAAAGATATATATAAAACACCATTTAAATATAAGTCTATTTCCACAGCATTCAATTTGCATTATTCTTTTATTTATCAAGCGATTAAAAAGAAAAAATACAAAGAAATATCTATATTTGATAATGCAATTGATAATCTTGAAATAATGCTTTATCATTCAAGTATCTATGATACAAAATCACACATCGATTATAATTATTTATATTTAATTGAAAAAGATGCAGGGTTACCTGAATTCGATAAACTGAAAAACAAACTTTCTAAATATTACGATACATCTAATTATAATATAAATATTAATAAGAATAATATTTGTCAAACACTACCAATAAATAACAAAAAATATGATTTAGTTATTTTTGGGTATGTAATTTATCAATATGGTGAAAAATTCAATGAAAGAGAAATTCTCCATTTTGCAAACATAATTACAACTTTAAAAACATTATCGAAAGGTGGTGATTATTTATTTAGATTAAGAGGTTATTCAAAGAACTATATTAAACAAATAATCTATCTACTTTCAAAATATTTTGGTAAAGTATCATTCGTAAAATCAAAATTATATACTATTGCATTATATGTTAAATGCGAAAATTATATCAATCTCATTGGTGATCAGGATTATGAAATATTAATAAATATTCTTAGGAAATGGGATAAAATAAATCCGGATTGTGGTGATAATCTTAATTTTTCTAAAAAAGAAATTCGTGAGCAATATAGAATCAAAACAGAATACAATAAACAACAAATTAATGATTATGTGACTAATTTATTTGATTTCGATTACTCTTCACATTTTAATAACGAATTCGATAAATTTTATGATGAACATATTATAAAATTAAATAAAATGAAAACGTGTAATGAAATGATAGAACACACGGCAGATAAACTTTCTTCTGATCAACTATTAGATTACTATGACAAAAATTACAAAAACAATTATGGTCGGTTAATTGAATTTAGTAAAGACTACAATCTTCCATTAAAACCAGAAATTCTTACATCAGCTAAAAAATATCAGCAAAAAGTCCTTCGAGAAACTATCGCTATTGAATCGTCATCAAATATTTTATTAAAAGATTATAATAAAGGTTCATCATTTAATCCATCTAATTATAAATACACAGAATATAATTATGATTTCCCTAATTTACTCAAAAATAAATATGAATTGAATTTACATAAAATTGCCATTGATTCAAGGGAAATAAAATACTATAATGAAGTAACTGAAAAAATAAATATACCGAGATATATTACATCATATATTCAAACTAATTACCATATTAAAGTCACAAGAGCATTTATTAAGATGTTTGAATTATTGAATAGTTATAAGTTGATAGATTTATCTAAAGATTCAGTTAAAACATTTCATGCCTGCGAAGCACCAGGACACTTTATTAATGCTACCAATTACTACATTAAATTACATAATAAAAATATGAAGTATGATTGGAATGGTAATTCACTTAATCCTTATAATTCAGAAAATAAAAGAAAATATGGTAAAAATATATTTGGGGATGCTTATGGGTTCTTAAGAAAATATAAAGAAAGATGGTTGTGGGGAAAGGACGATACGGGGGATATTACTAATGTTGAGAATATTAAAGAATTTCAAAAGAGATTTAATTACACATTAGATTTGTTCACATCAGATTGTGGGTTAGGAGCTATGAGTAAAAGTGATTTTTTTGATCAAGAAAAGAGATTGGCTATATTAAATTTTGCTCAATGCTTAATAGCTTTACTGACCCTCAAAATAGGCGGTAATTCTGTTTTTAAGATATTTATTCCATTAAGTGAGAGTATAACAGTTTCCATATTGTATTTAATTATGAAACATTTTAATAAAGTATATTTTGTAAAACAAAGTGCTGGATCACCGGGAAGTAGTGAAATTTATGTGGTTGCTTTAGACAAAACCAAGCACTTAGATAATAAATTACGAGATTATTTATATGAATGTTTAAAGAATTTTAATCCGGAACATGCATTATTTCCCAAGGAGATTTATGATTCGAAATTTCTTAATCAAGTTGAGAATATTGGGGCTCGATTTGCAGAAGATCAAATCGATACATTAAGTAGAAGTACATTTTATTATGATTGGCCGGAAACTTTAAGAGATCATGAGAGATATATTGAAGAAGGAAAGAAATCTTATGCTGAAAATTGGATTGAAGTTAATGGATTCGAGAAGTTGGATTCAAGATTGATGATATAAAATAATCATTTATACTCATTCCCAGATTGATTTGTAGTTTATAGAAAGAAGAAAATAATTAATTTATTTTTTTCATTCTACTCGTCGTCGGAAGCGTCCATCAACTCAGCAGGGAGTCCGGTACACATGACACCAACCATCTCAAAACAGGACTCACAGAAGAACGGCCTGTCCGCCAACCACTCGTGCCAAACTGCCGGCTCTCCGCATGGGCACACAGGCGCAGGCGCAGGCGCAAGTGCAGCGGCAGCTTCAGCAGCAGCGGCAAGTATAACTTGACGCGGCGGCGCTTGGGGCGGCAATGGAACAAATGCGGGAGGGGGGATGCCAATCTCCCCTAAGATGGCACCAGCACGGGGAGTACGGGGAGTACGGGGAGGGCTAGTTCTTGTCACTGCTGAGGGCCGCATCTTCGCAGCCAAAATCACTAAAAAGGAAAATTTTATGGAACCGCCAAGAGATTACAAATTCAATTTTTTATACTAGAATCCTTCAATTGATTATTTTATTGTGGTTGTCCTATTATTCCATAAATTTAATATAATGTCAACAGATGCTGTCACATGGCACTTCTGAACGAACTGACCAATATCATTCAAAGAGACAATCTTCCTATTGTCAACCCATCCACATTCAAGAAGCATAACATATTGGAAAATCATTCCTCCAACCTCTCGAATTTTTTTATCAAACTGTTGAAGTTTCGACCAATACATATTGAATTGGCGAAGACCAATTCGTGACTGATGATCAAGATTATTTCTGATATTCTCTATTTCTTCTCGAATTGCTTTTTCTTGTTTAATAAAAGAGTTCACTGTTTGTAAATCGACATTATCCAACCTTTTATCTACTGCATGTAGACGCATAAAAAGTGCCCCAATTGTGATTTCATCTTTCATTTTGTTTTGAATTGTATTCTAATAACTAATTTACCTTGAAATGTCAATGAATTATTAATTCAATTTTTTATATGATTTATTGAGAAGTTGGATGTGGAACTGATTTTGTGAAGGTGTGGAATACTAGATATTTGAAAAAAATTGAAGAAAATTGAAGAAAATTATATAAAACTTTATAAGGTTTATATGATAGAAAGTAATTATGAAACCATTAGAAAGAAAGATAGAGACGGCAAGAGCCAAACGAAAAACATCTAAGAAACAAGTACAATCTGAAGAAACGAAGAAGAAAGCTGCAGAAAAAAATAAAATTATTAGGCAAAGATTAAAAGAAAATCCTAATTTGGAAAAATGTATCGGAATATTGAAGAATGGTGAAAGATGTAATAAATATCCGGATGAGGGTGAAATGTACTGTGAAGTGCATAAATATTTTGAAGATTTGACTGAAGAACAAATCGACAAAATTAAAAATAAAGAAGCATTTGCATGTTATAGATGTCCTAAATGGTATTTTAATAATAATAGAACAATTTGTTCGGAATGTGTTATATATAATGCAAATAAACAAAAAGAAAGACAAAATTCGCAAATTAAATGCGAATGGACAACAAGAAAAGATAAAAATTGCATCAGTTTTCCGTTTGAAAACAGTAAGTATTGTGGTGATCATTCATATGTAAATAATTATACTAATGTAATGAAAGAAAAAAGTAGATTATGTAGAGGATGTAAAATGGTAGTTTATATAGAAGATGGGTATGATACATGTAAAAAAGATAGAGATAGGGGGAAAATCAATAGAGAAAAAAAAAAAGAAAAAACTCAAGATGATCCTAAATGTCCTGCTATAATTGACGACCATATATGTGGAAATATAATATTTGCACATGGTTACTGTGGAAAACATCAATTGAATGCATGGAAAAAAATAGTAGAAAAAGATGGAACAAAAAAGGTATGTATAGATCATATTAGGGGGTGTAGAGAATTATTGGATATTAATTCAGATAAATCAAAATGCTTGGATTGTATATATCAAAACGCATATAATGAAGCTAAATGTGGTGCTACAAAAGGTAAAAGAAACTATTCGTTTGAAATTACTGATGAATTTTACTATGGTCTTATAAATAAACCATGTTATTATTGTGGAGAATTTGATGAAAAAGGTTGGAATGGTGCAGACAGAAAAGATAATAATATTGGATATATAAAACAAAATTGTGTTTCGTGTTGTTCAATGTGCAATATAATGAAAAGTGATTATACAATATCACAATTATTACAATATTGTCAAAATATTTATGATAATTATCCATCAACCAATTATTTTGATAAGGGTATTGAAATAAATCACATGTCATATACCGAATATTGTGGGTTGGCAAACAGAAGAAAAATAAAGTTTAATTTAACATCTGATGAATTTGATGAAATATTGCTTAAAAGATGTTTCTATTGTAATAATACAAATATTATAAATCAAATAGGGTTAGATAGGATATTGAGTAAGTATTATTATTCATATTTTAATTGTGTTGCATGTTGTATGGTTTGTAATAGAATGAAAAATAAATATGCATTAACAAATTTTATTAATAAAATAAAATTAATAGTAAATAATGGAAAATTGAAAATACTAGATAATATAAAGATAAGTTTATAATATTCGTATATATTATAAAATGGAAGATGAAATTATAGTTCATGATGAAAAAGGAAAAAAGAAATGTGCATGGTTTATAGGAAAAGATAACGAAGAATGTAATAAAAATGTTATTAATGATACGAAATATTGTAAATCTCATCAATATGTCATTGATTATACAGATAAGGAAAAAAAAGAGTCAAAAAGATGTTCCGGTTGTCGTAAAGTTAAATGGTTTCCTGCTGATCAAGCTACATGTGGTTGCGGCAATAAACGCGCCGCAAAAGCAAATGAAAAAAGGAAAGAAGCTAACAAAGATAAAGTAGAACAAAAGAAGGCTGAACAAAAAAAGAAGGAAGATGAAAAACAAAAATTAATTAATCAAGGACATATCGAATGTCCTGGATGTGCTGAAGCCAGACCACATGAATCATTTATTGGGATAGCAAATCAAACAACAAAAAAATGTCAGGTATGTAGAGATAAACAAAAAAAGAATGATACAAATAGAAAAAAATCAAGAGACTGGGCAAAAGAACGGATTGAACATCCTGAAACATATGAAAAAAAAAAAGAATATAATAGGGAATATCAAAAAATATATGTTAGAAAGTAACAAACTTAGTTTATTAAGATTACAAATTATATTAATTATATAATTTATATGGATTAACGAAAAATAATAAAATGTATACAAATATAAATATAACAAACCGCCCAACTAATTACTGTACGCCAAACCTCCCATCCCCGACATTATACGCAGGACATTATAATTTACATCGTAAATATATAGGTGGTTTTCAGGGTTGAAGATATTGAGGCAAGGAAGGCCGGGTCTTGCGGTGGGATCCCAGAACCAGAGGTTGAGTTGAGTGTTATCAATACGGGACAAGTTGCAGCTTCCGGTAGGTTGGTGTTGTTCAGGGTGAAGGGCAAAGCTGTAAACGTTGATACCATCAGCGGGTGTGTTAGTGTGGTGTTCATCGGGTTGAACATAGTTAAAGTAAGAACCTTCGCGGCGATCAAAGCGATCATGACCGTTGAGTTGGATAATACCATATTGAACGGGGTTACCGCGACCATTGATGAGGACACCAAAGTTAGTGTATGAGTTAACATGGGGATCATCAGCGCGAGCACGGGTATCTTCAATGGCTTCAACGGGGAATGAGAGATCGCGAACAGTTAGGGTTGTTGAGATGATGTTGATACGGACATCGTCAACAGTCTTGGCATCATCGCAAACAACGACGTCAGCAACGATCTTATCAGTAAGGTTGTAGCAACCAACTTTGAGGGTTGAAGTGCTAACCCATAGGGCCTTGCAGTGGCTTTCGTTCTTGACGTGAACTTTACCGTTAGTAGTGCATCCCCAAGTTTCAGGGCAGAATTCTTCCCATTCACCAACTACTGGTTTGCCAACTTGGTCAACAACATTGCAGCTGGATGAGCTTGATGAGCTTGATGAGCTGGATGAACTGGATGAACTAGCAGATGCAACAGATTTGTTGGATTTAGATGAGCTTGAGCTTGAGTCGCAAGCAACATCAGTATCAAGAAGTGCCATGGATTCACGAAGAAGTTTCTCAGCAGCAGCTTCAAGACTTTGACGCCAATGGTAAGGAACATACCAGAGGAATTTCTTACCAGTGCGGTAGTTTCCATTGCGAACAGCCCAGATGAGTTCTTTGGATGGGTGGTTGAAGTCAAGTTTGTATTTACCAAGAGGAGTTTGAACTGATTCGGTTCCAGTGAATTGGAGTTGTTCAATGAGGTATTCATGACCAACTTGGGCGAATCGGCGACGTTCTTCAGAGTCAAGGTAAACATAGTTAACAAGGAGAGTGGTATCTTTCATGGTGAGACCTTTGTAGTCATTAGCAAGGAATTCATCATTGGCAACAATAAGGTTTTGGAGAGGAGTGAATTCAAAGTTAATGCGGACTTCATGGTATTGAAGAGCAATGAGGGGAAGAGCAAGACCAACATGACGGTTAAACCAGAATTTAAGAGGAACATAAAGTAGGTATTCAGGTTTAGCAAGACCATTGTATTCAGTGAGTTCGGGAACATCACCAACCATCTTGGCATATCCGCGCTCTTTATCATGACCTTCACGGGCAAGTTCATACCAAACGTTGAGCCAGACACCATATTGTTTATCAATGCGAGAGCCACCGATTTCGACTTCAGCGGAGTGCATAAGAGCATTTCCGACACGACGAACCCAAGCGAATTTTGAGCCGCATGCAGCTGAAGGAACAACAGCGCTAAGGCGGACCATAAGGTAAACTTGAGTAATTAAATCACCGTTACGAGTGATGGTAACAGTTGATTTACGTCCAAAATCAGGAGTACCATTGAAGGTGAGTTCAATGGCTTCCATAGAGAAGTTAGTGTGACGTCTATATACTACTTTGAAGAATGTAATTTGAGGGTTTCCAGTTAGGTACACATCTTGTGCACCATAAGCTACTAATTGCATAAGTCCACCGGCCATCTGAGATTATTGATTATATTATAGTTTAACAAAAAAAATTCTATATTTTTTTTATTTCAAAAAAATATATTTTGTGGTTGAAAAGAACTATGGCTTATAATTAGTTATTCGTGCCGTTAGCGCGGAAAAATTCGATTAAATTTATAATATTTTAATTGTTAAAAATTAAAGTACATATGCTAAACCAGATAATCCAGAATATATTCTAAAAATATTATAATTACGATCAAATATATACAGCTCATTTTCTGAATTAAAATACCAAGGAATATCTTTGAACCAAAGTGTTAGTTCGGTATTATCAATTCTTGATAAGTTAGCTGTACCCGTTGGTTGATGTTGTTCCGGATATAATGAAAATGAATAACAATTTATTCCATCTTTTGGCGTATTGGTATGATGTTGTTCTGACTGAACATAATTGAAATATTCACCTTCTCTTCTATCAAATCTATCATTTCCATTAAATTGTAATAATGCATATGCGATTGGATTAACTGATCCATCTATGAATATACCATAATTACTAAATATATTAACTTGGGGATCACATGGATTATATCGAGTATCAATCATTTCGTCTACAGGTATACTAAGATCAGCAATTGTAAGTTTTGTTTTTATATTATGATATTCAATTGATCCATTTTTATGAATTATAATATCTGCGTGAATTTTATTAGTGATACCATAATCATCAATATTTCTGAGAACTAAACTTTCTGGATTAATATATATATATTCATCATTTTTGTTTGTTATATTAAAAGTCCCAACAGTTTGATAATAATGTGGTGGAACATTTATCCACGATCCTCCAGTTTGTGATTCAGGATTATATCCTATTGATATACTATTCTTAATAACTTCTTTACTTGCTTTTTTAACTGACCATTTTTTCTTATTGGTGTAGTAAATAAATCTTTTTCCACATGAGTAATTTCCATTTCTAACAGCCCATATTAATTCTTTTGTTGGATGATTAAAATCAAGAACATACTTTGTTTCTGGTGCCAATACAGGTTCAACACCATTAAACTGTACTTGTTCAATTAAATATTCATGTCCAACAATCGCGAATCTTCTTCTTTCTTCAGTATCAAGAAATATATAGTTTATTAATACAGTTGCTTCTTTCATTGTTACATTTGCAGAATTAAAATGACAATTTCCTATTATTAATTTATTAACTTTTTCAAATTCAATATGCAAATAAACATCATGATATTGTAGTGCAATTAATGGAATAGTTAAACCAATAAATCTATTAAACCAGAATTGTAATGGGATATACAATATATATTCCGGTTTAATAGAATCATTATATTCAGTTAATATATCCACATCACCAATCATTTCAGCATAGCCTTTTTCGTGGTCACCTTGTCTAGCTAATTCATACCAAATATCTAACCAAGTTCCGCATTGTCTATCTATCTTTGTTCCGCCAATTTCAATTGTTGATTGTTTTAATAAAGCATGTCCAAGTCTTCTTACCCATGCAAAATTATTTCCTTCTGGATCAACCCTTGAAATTATAACTCTTAAATACATTCTTGACAATAAATCACCATTTCTAGTTATTTTAGCAGATACTTTATTTCCAAATCCTAATATACCAGTGAATTGCTGTTCTACTGATTCAATTGAAAAATTCGTATGTCGTCTATATACTATTTTAAAAAATGTTATTTGCGGATTGCCAGTTATATATATGTCTTGGGCGCCATATGCTACTAATTGCATTATTCCCCCTCCCATTTAATATTATAAAAGAATAAAGTTTTTCTAAATTAAACTAATTTATATGAAACGATATCATTTATAATTTTTTTAAGATTATTATTATATCTATTGATTGAATTACTTTTTTTAATTGTTAACTCATATTTATTTGATCCAATTTTTTTGACATTCCATCCCATTGAAATAGCATTATGAATTGTTATTACTTGGATGATCCAAAACATGAAGAAATTTTCATGGTTATTTGTATTATTCATTATGAATTATTATATATTTATTTAGAATTCTTGAAACTCAAATGCGCTCTTTTAGAAAATTATTAAAAAAAAATCAAAAATATTATGTGAATTATTATATCTTTTAATGCAAATTTCTAATTCACTTAAAGTAAAGCAAATATTATAGGTTACCAATACCTACCAAAAATACATGTCAACATTTAAGATCAAACATGATAGAAACAAAACGAGGGTCAGGATTAACACTTTAGATGAAACCCATAAAAAAATTATGGGTGATTTTGAGAAAAAAAGAGGTAATTTACCAGGAAAGAAAAAAAAATTGGAATTACTCCAGAATCAATTAAAAATCTTAGACAATACAAATCAAAAAGAATATTCAATTGAAGATATAAAAAAGAAAGCAGAATTAAAAACTGAAATTTCAAATTTACAAGATCAAATTTATGATATTGAAAATGATATTTCAGAACTAGATTATTACTCAAAAATTGGAGATGTAGTTATGGATTATTATGATATCATTGAAATGAATGATAATGATTTATATCAACAATATCCTGAATTAGGAGAAAAAAAAGAAGAAAAAGAAAATAAAGAAGTTGGTCAATTAGATAAATTAAATATTATGAATCAAGTTCCTCAGAGAAAAGTAAAAACAAGCAAAAAAAGAAAAAGAGGTCAAAAACCAACAATGGCACATAGTATTATTGATTTTATGAGTGGAAGTACAGTTCAAGAAATACAAAAAAATAATGAAACTGAGACTGAGACTGAAATAGAGGCTGAAACGGAGGCTGAAACGGAGATTGATCCTGTGGATATAGTAGAAAATAAACAGGAAAAGCCTTTAGAAAATAAAGAATCACAAGTTCAACAAGATTCTGTTATAAACAAAGCCAAATTAATGGATCAATATATGATGTTAATTGACAGTGATTATTTAGTAGGTAAAAATAATATGATTTTAATTAAACGTTGTTTGGCATGTGATATTGAGAAGACTTTAATTCATGCTGAAGGTATTTATGTTTGTCGAAAATGTGGTGAAGCTGAACCAGTTATTATTGACAGTGAAAAACCAAATTATAAAGAATCGGTGCCAGATAATAAACCATCTATGCCTTATAGGAAGGCGAATCATTTAAATGAATGGCTTAAAGAAGTAGGTCATAAAAGTACATATTTAAAAGTGTGTGCTAGTTACATATACAGAAAATCCCATAAGTATGTATATGTAGCAATATTCTCAAATTGCGGGAAACTCCTGTCAGGTTTCAAGTACCACCCTTTCATAGTGATATTTAAGGGGAACCCAGTTAATTGCTGGCTCCAATGGTAAAAATCTTGAAAATAGGGACAATCCGCAGCCAAGTTTGAATTTAATTTAAAGATTTGTTAATTTAATTATATATTAAAAATGGAAATATGGAAAAAAATACAAGATATTGATTATTATATTTCAAATTACGGTAATTTTAAACAAAAAATCAATGATGAAGAAAAATTAATAGACGGTTGGATTGATAAGTATGGATATAGGTTAGTATCGTATTATCTTGACAAAACAAGAAAAAGAGAATTTGTTCATAGACTTGTTGCATCATATTTTGTTGACAAATTGGATCCCGATTTTAATATAGTAAATCATATTGATGGAAATAAAACTAATAGTCATTATTCCAATTTAGAATGTATGTTTAAGGAAAGATGGCAAACAAAAAAATTGTAGAATTCACAGACTAGTTGCAGAAGCATTTATTCCAAATCCAAAAAAATTATCTGATGTAAACCATATTGATCATGATAAAAAAAATAATAAATTAACAAATATCGAATGGTTATCTCATAAAGATAACTGTAATAAATAAATTCAAAAAGGTTCAGAGACTAGACGGGAATAGGGGATTAGTAATAATCTCTTAAGGTATAGTCCATTCCTCATCGAGAGATGGCATATAGAAATGGCATTGGGTACACGCCGGAACTATATGGGAGATTTATAATCTCTGGTAGCAAAGATCACAATTTCAGGCTAAACGAACAACATTGAGGTCGTTGTTTATGGCCATAAAAGCAGACGTCACTACTATTAGTGTTATGTAGTGGAAAAGCGTTAAACACTATTGGTATATAAAAAATGATTTAAGAAAATTTTAATTAAAAATAATATAAATTATGCAAATATTATCGGATTTAGAATCCAAAATATCAAAAGAAACTGGTGAAATTTATTTGATTACAAATACAATTAATGATAAGAAATATGTGGGTCAATGTGTATCATATTCGGTGAATGGTAAAAAACATGGGTATTTGGGACGTTGAAAAAAACATATATTATCATGTAGAGGAAAATCATACAAAGCAAAATCATTATTGTATGCTGCAATGAAATTACATGGTATAGAAAATTTCAAATCAACTTTAATTGATGTAGTTGAGTTATCATTATTAAATGATACTGAAACGGCATATGTAAAACAATATGATGCATATGGGCCAAATGGGTACAATTTGACTCCTGGTGGATCAGTTGATTATAGTTCTATTGAAGAAAGAAAAAGAAGAGCGGTTTATTTTAAAAATAAACCATTATCTGAAGAACATAAAAAGAAATTAAGTGAATCAGGCAAAGGTAAAAACAAAGGTAAAAAAATTTCAGAAGAACAAAAACAACAATTGAGAATGCTTGCAACCGGAAAAACTATTCCGCCTGAAGTTAAACAAAAACTTTCTGATAGAAAAAAAGGTATTAATAATCCTATGTTCGGTAAAAATCTTAAACCAGAAGAAAAAGAAAAAAGAATTGCTTTAATAAATAATACTCCATTACCACCAGACATATATCTGACAACTAATAAAAGTGGTACATATGGTTATTTAGTAAGATATATTGAAAATAGAAAAAGAAAAAGAAAAGCATATTGTGACTCACGAATACATATCGAAGAAAGATTAAAACAAGCAATAGAATTTCAAAAATCATTAAATATACCAAATTAATCTGCTAGTCCCTAATATTGAAAATTTCCATAAGTAAATATTAGAAAGGGCAACACTATTAAATTGCGGGAAACTCCTAAAGCTTTACTAACCACTCATATTTGGAAACATTTATGAGAAACTCGGGTAATGACCGATATCACTGGTAAAATCAGTAAAGATTCTGGAAACAGAAATGGACAATCCGCAGCGAAACCCCTACATCATAAACTGACACGGGGAACGTTCAACGACTAAAAAGTAGTGGGTCGCATTAAGCGGCTTAAGATATAGTCTAGCCCCACTCGAAAGAGTGCCTGAAGACTAGGGAATGGAATAACCGGAACTTCAGGGCCAATATACGGTAGTAAAAAATCACGCCTCAACCTAAACATATAGAAATATATGCATGGTAAAGTGATTTAGCGAAAGAATCAATCGAGATACCCGACGAGGTATACAGCAAAATTTTGCTTGAATTACAGAAAAATAGATTTTTTGATTTGAGGAAACTTACATTGCCTTACATGAAGAAAATCCTTAAAAAACTAAAATTACAACAATACTATGAACATACAACATACATCATTAGTAAATTAAGTGGAATACCACCACCTACTATTAATAGGGAAACAGAAGAAAAAATTCGTCTTATGTTTAGATTAATACAAACACCATTTGAGAAATATTGTCCAAAAGATAGAACAAATTTCTTAAGTTATTCATATGTGTTACATAAGTTTTTTCAATTATTACAATTAGATGAATTTACTAAATATTTTCCTTTATTAAAGAGTAGAGAAAAACTCAAAAACCAAGACAAAATTTGGAAAAAAATATGTGAAGAACTTGGATGGGATTATTTTCCAAGTATTTGAATTATTTTTTATTGTATAATTTGACAATAAAAAACTATTTTTCATAAATCAATCTACATTACTAATTGTAATAGAACTTCTATCAAACTGTACTTCAATATCATCATTAATAAGAAATATCCATAAAGATATTGCTGTGATAATGACACATATTCCATTAATTAGAAGAATCCATGGATACCATATATAACCAACCATAATAGAAATAAGCATATTAGCTATTGGGTAAACAAATCTATATAACCCAAACATTAAATTAGCTTTATCTTGATATGTATTACTGATCGGAACATTGATAAGAATATTTAATGCATAATCAACTATTCCTTTGATTGATCCAATAATTATCCATAATTCCATCGGTCCATTTGAACTTAATGTTGCTAATAATATTATTCCAATAATACATATAATATTGAGTACAGAATAAGATATTAATACATACTGCCAACCAAACTTACTATATATCTTGCCAAATAATACTGCAGATATTGCTGATGTTATTCCATAAGCAAGATACATAGCTGCATTATAAATATTAACTAATTTATTTCCATGTGAATTTACAATTAATAATCTTGTTATTATTTGAAATGATACATTCAAATCTGCAGCTTGAACTATAAACATTGGAATTAATAAGTAACCGCGTTTTTCTAAAACTATTGTAAATACATCTTTAATAGATTTAACTAAATTTATTTGTTGATCATTTTTATGTATTATTTTAAAAAGTTCATGATAAGAAAATGGAGGGATAAATATTAACATAACAACTCCAATTCCAACCACACCAACCATTATCCAAATCATTATTTGAACAGATAATCCAGTTAATAACACTATCAAAGCTATGATATTTCCAATAATGATATTTGCTCCAAAAATTCCGAAAAATAATCCAATTAATGATGATCGTTCATTGACTGGATAATTTATCATCCATAGAGCCTGACATAACCAAAATATTGCATTGAATGCACCACAGATTCCTGAAGCCGCTAACATTAATGGTAAATTCAAAGAACCAATTGCACCACAGAATAATAAATATGAAAATGATGATATTGCTATACTTAATCTTAAATTCAATTTTGATACAATATATGGCGAACATAAACTAAAAATAGAATATACCCCAGGAAAAATAGCAAAACTAATAAATGCATTATCGCCATATAATATTGTTAAAAATGAGGTAGCTTCATAAAATCCTGCAAATATTAATGTATATCCTAATGCTAAATAAATTGTTTGGCCGATCATTGAATCATTATAGTTTAATTATATCATTATTGTTTTTATATTGTGATAATCAATTTTATTATCATATTGGTATTATATTTGATAAATTACTTAAAAAATAAAATTACTATAATATATAAATGTCATCATTTGAAGAAGTAAATTTTGAAGATTTAGATGATTATCCAATAATTGAAGAAGTTGATGAAAATAGAAAAAAATCAAATAATGAAGAACAATGCATTGTGATAAGTAATAATTCATTAGACCAATTAGCTAATGATGCAAAATGGAAAAATATTAATGAAAATTTAAAAGATTGGATTGAAGATAGTAAAAAAGAAAAAACAGATTTTCAAAAAAAAATAGAAAAAGCAAAAGAAAAAGCAAAAGAACTAAAACAAAAATATGATTATAATAAAAACATTAATAAAATAAAATTATATGAATATTGTGAAAATGATAATGATCAAGACCAAAAAGTTAATGAAACAATGAATGATATAATGGGATCATTCGTTCAAACTCCAAATATGCTTGAATTATTTTATAAATATGGTGAAAAAATAAAAAATAAAATAAATTCTAATCCACAAGAGTATTCATTAAAAAATATTGGGGAAGTTTCTGAAAATTTATTGTTGCAATTAAATGAAACTCTTGAAGAAAACCCAAATTTAAAAGATACATATTCGCAATTTAACAATAAATTCAAAACAAAATATGAAGAGAATCCAGAATTATTTCATTTATTTAATAATCAAGACGTTATAAAAAATTTTATTTCAGGACCAATGACAATTAAGCCAATGACAATTAAATTTGACTTAGATACTCATCCATTAAAAATAGACACACAACAAATTCCTCATTTACAATCATTATTTGGTCAAACAATACAATTTACTATTCCAGAAACAGAAGTAATACAAAACCCATCTATTATTTCAGTAAATTTACCATCTCCAATACAAATACCACCTCAGCAGTTAATTGTTGAGCCAAATCCAAATGTCAATCCAACATTATTTCATCTTATGCCTGAATTATATGCAATTAATGATAAAATTAAAAAAAAATAATTTGTTATCATATATAAATGAACAAACTGATATCTAAGAAAAAATTAAGAAAATTAATGAGATATATAATTATGTTTTTGTCTGTGTTCATATCATCCCAATTTATTCCGGAATGTACTATAAGTTATACAACTGCATTTTCAATTGCATCGGTAGCAGCCGTTGCCTTTGCTATTATTGATATGCAATTTCCATTGTTGCCAATGAATGAATCAAATTAAAAATAAATTTTTAATATCATATAATATTAAAAATGACAGATAGAATTAAAACTGTTTTATTGGGAGAAGCAACAGCAGGAAAAACATCTATAGTTAATAGATTAACAAAAAATGAATTTCAGGATGAAACTAATGCAACTATTGGTGCAAGTTTTTCAATTGCATATGGACCTAAATTTAAAAATATGCGCTTGGCATTTTGGGATACGGCTGGTCAGGAAAGATTCTCAGCCATTGTGCCAATGTATTATAGGGATGCCAAAATTATGATACTTGTTTTTGATATGAATAATTTATCATCAGTTGATAAATTGGTTACATATATAGAAAAAATTGAAGGTAGTGTTAGTGGTGATTATGAATCTATAATAGTTGGCAATAAGATGGATCTTGTTTCTGATATTGCATCAGTTGATAGATACATTAAAGAAAAATTAGCAAAATACGATAATATAATTAAAAATGATGATTACGTTTATGTTTCTTCAAAAACAGGAAAAAATTTTGATCTTTTGCTTGATAAAATATTAGAAAAAGGAAATATTGTTAATAATATTAATAGTCAATCTGATAAAAATATTATAAATATAAATGATAATACTAAAACAAATTATTCACGTTGTGCATATTGCGTTTAGAATAAAAATACTTAAATAAATCTTAATACTATAAGATCATATGACAGACAACACAAAATATGTCGATCACTTAGATGAGGATGATAGATTTCCATTTCCCCATGCAAAAAACAAATCAAATCTTATTGAATCCGATTATCAAAATTGGTATTGTGTCTCATTTTTATCACCAGAGGGAATTAAAAATTGTTCAGTAAGAGGTCTTAAGGTTAGAGGAGTTTTTGGAACACAAGAAGAAGCAAATGCAAGAGCTAAAGAAATTCAAGATTCTGATCCAAATTTCCATGTATTTGTTGGTGAAGTAGGAAAGTGGTGTCCATGGGATCCTGATCCAAATAGTGTTAAAGATCAAGAATATCAAAATAAGGAACTCAATGACTTAATGAAAGGATACAAAGATAATCTTGAGAAATCAAAGAAGATGCAAAAAGAACGTAAAGATGATATGCTTAAGAAAGCTGCTGAGAGTGAATCTAGAAATGGAGATTCAAATCCACACAGTGGTAATAAGGCAAAAGCCAAATTACAACAGAAATTAGAAGAAAGGAGAAAAGTTGCTCTTCAACATAATGAAATGGTGACAAGTTATTCTGAACCGCCAGTTATGCCTTTACAAATGAATACGTCCACAGATAATGAAGTAGTCAGTGAAGGATTAAAGAATGAAGAAAACATTGCTAGATCAGAAAGACAACGACTTGATGAATTAAATAAAACTATTAATGATAAAAAACAAAACATTGAATCAATTGATAGTAAATTAGAAAAAATAAAAGAACTATATGAAAAAATTAATTCTAAAAAGACAAATCCATAAAATTAATAATTTTTATTTCCACCATGATCATCTGTAATTTTATTAACAACAATACTTTGTTTATTTTTTTTAACATAATTATTCATATCGAATGATTTTCCTTCTGTTTTCCAATTAGAATTATAATTTTTGCTGTGAAATTTTTTAAATTGTTCACAACCAATAATACCAATATCTTCATTTGGTGCTTTATAATAAAAAACTTTATCAAGAATATCTTTTCTGGCCCCTCTATTAACAATAACCATACAACCAAAATCATCGGTAACTTGTAAAAAAACTTGTCTGAATAAATCGAAACTGGGAAACATACCTGCATAATGATCATATAATCTTTTTTGATTTGAATAAAAATCTTCAGCCAATAAGAAAATATAATCGAAATTACACCTTAATTCCGGTCTTATTCCTAAAGGAAATTGCATTGTTAAAATAAATAATAATTGATAGTGACGACCATTATAAAAAACTTCTAAAATTGGCTGATCATTCATCCATGTTCCTTTTGATGCTAAACAATCATCCATAAGAAGAAATGCTCTAGGATCGACTTTTTTTCCTTGAGAATATCTCTTTTTGCATTTTTCAATAATTTGTTCTTGTCTAAATAATAAATTTTCTAATATTTCACTTTTGTATTCATAATGAATATATGAATCAGGAAAAAAATTTCCATAAAAACAAGACATTCTTTCCGTTTTTGCAATTATAACACCCCCTGGTAAATGGCTGAAATGTTTTAAAATAGCACGACATACCCAACTCTTACCAGAACCTCTTTTTGCTATCATACATATTGATGGATTCTTACACATCCAGTCTAAATTAAATTCTCTAATTGGCATTGATTTACCACCTGAAATTTGGATTTCTTTTGCTACCATAATATAATATTCTTATAATATTATATTAAGATAATACACTCATCAATAAAATCAAAAATGAGCTAAATCAATAAAGACATCAGTTTGTGGTAATTTTATAGTATTTTTACCAACTAGTTGAAATGTGTTTTTACCAAATGAATCTGATGCAGCACCATCTGTAAATCCTCCTTGTTGAGAAACTGGTATATCAATGTTTTTCTCTCCGGTTCGAGTACCAAAACCAAATATTCCATAGGTTATAACCAATGTTACCAATGCAATAATACCTGCAGTTGAAAAACTTACTGGTTCGATTTTTGCTTTGGGATTGGCTTCTTGTTTTTTCATATTATCATAATACATATATAAATACGCAATAACTCCAGCAACAATTGCTAAAACTATGGGATTTTTTATAAAACTAAAATCCATTATATTTTTATATTTAGAAAATTATATTACCAATTTTACTTCATATATTGTTCAAACCATGCATTTTTATTTGGTTCCTGAGATTTAGGTCTAATTTGTGCTTCTATTTCATTTAACATATTTTGCTCTTTTTTAGATAATTTTTTTTCTTTTTCAATTGTTTTAATAATGCTAGGATTTTTTAATAAATTTTTAATTTCTGTATCTTGATCGGCTTTTGGAATTCCTCCTGATAATGTTGGATTTTTAACTACTGTGTTATTGGCATTATTAACTTCAAATGTTTCGGGTATTTTTATTTTATCTATTTCTTCATTTTTAATAATATCTGGTTCCTGATCTTGTTCTTCTTGTTTCTGTTCTAAATTTTGTTTTGCAGCTTGAGCTTCAAGTTCTTCTAATCTATGTTTAACTGATTCAAGTACATCATCGGAATCATTATTTTCACCACCATCTTGATTCTCTGATTCAGACGACTGGGATGATGTTGATGAAGATGATGATTGCACATGAGATCTTGATTCTGAACTTGATGATGAACTTTCCATGTAATCTTGAATCTGATTTTCTTCATCCCTTTCGCCACCTCCTTGATCATTAAAAATATCATCATCAGATACTAATGCACTTTTTATAGGGACTTGTTCTCTTCCGGGAACACCATGTAAATCTCTTTTAAGCATCGAATGAATATTCAAGTATTTATCTTCTGGCATATTATTTTCTAAATCGTCATAATAATTATTTGTCAAATACTCTTTTAATATTAATTTAATAGGTAACATTTTGCGAATAGCTTCACGAATAGCTTCTTTTATTAATTCACAAGCCTCTCTTTGATTTCTTTTAATTTCTAATGACGGAAACTCATGCCAATATAATTCAGGATTATTATAAATTAACCTTGCACTTTCAACATAACATTTATGAAGAAAATCTTTAATTTCTATCTTATTATGGTATTCCTCTTTCAATAATTCTGGACGTTTTTTGGGATTGTTAAAAGTTAAAAGAACAATATGGCATTTGATGACAGCTTTTACTAGATCATCAAACCAATCTGCGCACTTACTTCCTGATTTGATTCTATTAGCTTCAACTTCTATAGTATGATTATTTAAAGTCGGAATTTCTTTCAAAGATATTTGGAATAACTTTAATATTCCAGGACTTTTAATGTTTGGATCATACTTTCCCCTTTCAATAAATTCATTGTGTGCATTTAATGCAAATGAATAAACTGATTTTATACCTTCATAAATAAATGGTGTAACTATATTGATTAGGAATGTTGTATATTCATTTTTAATTTCGACTATATTTCTTTCATAAAAATAATCCATTATATATTATGATTTTAAAATATCTGTTGTAAATCAACGCAATTTATGAAAGTGTAAATACAAAAAATCAATGAATGCATGGTGAGGAAAATATTATGCATTCATTGCTTTTTAATAAAAAAAATTAGCCTTTGAAAGTTCTTGGATGATCTTTTAATTCCTCATCAATAGATCTATATACTTTAGGACTATCTGTTTTTTCATTACAAAAATATTTTGATTGGTAAACCTTCGGAACCTCTTCAATTGATACTTCAAAATATGATTCAACTGAACCATTTAAAAATCGACCTAATTGTTGTAGTGTAATTGTATATGTCATTTTCTTTTCATTATAAAATGAATCGATTTTATTCCAATTTAGATCAAATGTTTTGATTAATCTAGATAATTCTTCTTTTCCAATACATTGAATAATATGAAGGGCTTGGTTTTTACTTTCTGCTATTCCAAAAATTCCATCTTCGTATTGATCTTTAATTCGAATAACAAATTCAGATGTATTTTCAAATGTTGTAACGCCATTAAGAATTTTGAATACCCTGTTGATTTGTGCCATTTTTGTTTGTATATGTGTTAGTATTATTATAGTTTAGATTTATTGAATTGGAAATTCAATTTTTTTTATTACACCCATTCCAGGATTCATTTGGAATAATATAAATAAAATTATATAAAGATAACGTAATAACTGTATATTAGTGATAACAATACATAAATCTTATAGTATTTATACATCGCTCAACATATTAGTTATATTACACCCGTTCCAAATGAATCCTGGAACGGGTGTAAAAAAATTGAAAAACTAATTTATTGAAGATCTCAAAAAAATCCGATTTAGAAGTGGAAAGAGACGACAGAGATGTCGCACTCGAACTCGCATCGCAAGAGGGAAGAATTCGTTGCGAAGCTGCTTCGCGAGGAGCAGCTTCGCAAGAGGGAGGAATTCGTTGCGAAGCAGCTTCGCGAGGAGCAGCTTCGCAAGAGGGAGGA